TCAGGCGGTCCGCTTCCCGCCCTCAATCACCTTAAGGCCTCGACTTGCAGGCAACTTGCAGGCAAACAGGGGTCTAAAGGTGCATTTTTGAAGTTCCTCGATCACCCGTTCCGTGGCTTGCATGCAATCCTGCAGGTATTCCGGATCGAACGATTCGTAGGCGTTCGCCGTCCGCTTCTCGTCGTGCCCGAGCCAGACATCGCGCTGTTCCTTCGGCACTGGCGGCTTCTCCCTGCGCACCATCGTCGCCATGAAATGGCGAATCGTTCCCGGCGTGAAATTCGGGATATCGCAGTCGGCGGCATGTCTGACGAACGTCCGCTTGATCGCGTCGATCGGTTCGCCGTCCCACATCATCGGCGCCTCGGTAGCTCCTTCCTCATTCGCCCATAGGTCGAGCCAGCCACGCAGGTTGTCGGTCAGTCGGATCTTCGGCCGGTACTTGATCGTCTGCCGGCGTCCAGGCGGGTTGAGGTCGACCGTGCCGAATCGCCGGTTGACGGTGCGCTCGTTGTCGCGGAAGTCGATGACCGTTTGCGGCCGCGCCCAGGTGTTCAGCGCGAGGATGACGAACCGGAAAAGGTTCTCCTTACGCTTGTCGATCGCGTCGATGAACTTGCCGAACTCCTCGAATGTCGGCAGCCAATCCCGCGGCGTCGGCTCCGGCACGTCGATCAGCTCGGCAACGCGCGCCGCCTGCGTCACCACGTCCGGCGCCATGTCAAGGAGTTGGACCTCGCGCTTGTTGCCGAGCTCGTCGGTGATGACGGCGATTTTCTTTCCAAACCGGAACGATGCCGAAACGACGGAGAGCACGCGAGCGATGTAGGCGGCGGAATGGCTGTGCTTCTCGCGCGACCAACGCATGAACTCGCGTTGGCGAATCGGACCGAAGTCGGCGACGGTCATCGGAGCGTTGAGCCTGAGTTGCGCCTCGAATTGCTCCCATATCGCAATAGCGCGAAAAGCCTGGTCGCCGGACGGCTTCGCCTTCACGTCGTTCTCGTAATAGTGATCCAGCGCCCGGATCACCGTCACGACTTCAGGCGAACGGTTGCCGACAACAGCGCCGGCGCCCGCCATCTTGATCAGGCGGGTTTTGGCTTCTTCGAGTATTTCTGTCTTAAGTGAGCGTCGAGGAGTCTGTCGGCTTCCTCGGTCATACCAGTAGGCGTAGAGGACGGGGGTGCCGTGGGCGCGCCCGACCCAATATCCCCCATATTCGAAGAGCTTTTCCGGGGATAACTTCTTTCTCGGCACTTCACTTCCTTGCTTTCCAGATACGCGGCGATGGCGTCAGGGCGGTAGAGAACGACACCCTTCTTCCCTGGCAGATATGCGATCTCGCCGTTCTGGCGCGCCTTGCGCAATTCGCGCGGCCCGACGAGCAGGGAATATCGCTCACAAACTTCCTGCTCTGTCAAAAGCTCGTCGAAGCTCGACAGCTTCGGAGCCTCGCCCATATCTGCATCGGAAGGCGCCACGCTAGGCGCGTGAGTGAGTTGCCGCCGTTCCATCAGTCGTCGTATCCCTGGAGCCAACGACGATATCGGCCGTCGACGGCGTCGAACTCGCGCGCCGCGCGATCGTCGTGATCCAGCATCTTGCGGCTGACGACGCCGCAGGTCTCGCGCAACCAGTCGGCCGCTTCATCCGCCGACGAGGTATCGGAGAAGGTCCAGAAGCCGCGTTCCGAGCACATGATGGCAGCGCGGCGCGCCAACGGCCCGCCCTTAAGATCGGGCTCAACCTGAGAAGTAGGTCCGCAGGTCAACTCCTCAGGATCCTGCGCGTTACTTTTTGCCGTCTCGTTTGAGGCGAGCGAAGTCACTTCCTCGACCGTCGGCGCAATGCCCGGCACCGGCGCAACGACGTCGATCACGACCTCGTCGCCCTCGATGCGGACGCGCCATGCTTCGCAGTCGCCGACGGCATCGCCGAGCAGGGCCTCGACGGCTTCCCGGATTGGGAAGGCGAAGCGGTGGACGATCTGGGGCGTCATGGCCGACGCTCCATCGAAAGGTCCGGCTTGCTGTTCCAGTCGAGCTTGTCGATTTCGTACAGCGCGTCCTCGATGTGGTCGGACCTGCCGTTGTGCTGGCAGCGCTCAAGCGCCTGACGGGCGATCCGTAAGGCTTTTTGGAGCGCAACAATGCGCTGCTTGTCGGATTTCGTGCTCAAAGCCCTACCTCCTCTAGAAACGCGTCGAGGCCTTCGGGCTTCTCCGGGGTCAGGAAGAACGGCTTGATCTCGCGGTCCCACTGCCCGGCGATCATCGCGCCCCATCGGTCACGGATATCGTGCATGCGCTGCGCCTTGAGCACGTCGCCTGTGCGGGTGATTCTACGATCCCACTTTCGGTATTCGCGCCAGCAGCGGCGATGTTCGCTGCGGACATCCGCCGGCAACGTGCGGAAGCACTTGCCGCAGACGACTTCGCTACCGTGCTCCTCTGCCTTGAAGGTGCGGCGGCAACGTGGGTTGATGCAGGGGATGCGTAGCTCGCTCATGCCATGCCCGCCTTCCGCAAATGGTGCAGGATCGTGGTGTGATCCCGGTCGAAAACGAGAGCGAGTTGGGTGAGCGACAGGTGCGGCTTTGACATCTTCACGGCCGCGACGGCATCACGGCGAGCGGTCGACCAATCCAGCCGGTGGCGCTTGCCGATGATGTCTTCGAAGGTCAGCCCATGCCAGGCCGCAACGCGCGCGATGATCTCGCGGGCTGGCGATTCCGGCAAAGGCTCCGGGCACAGTTCGAGACGGATGCCAAGACGCGGCATCGGTGGCCGCGACGGCGCCGGCAGCTTCACCACTCGCGATGCTGCTATCCGGCGCGCGCCGCGCATGGTGTTGGCGTAAGAGGCGATGAGCATCATGCACCGCCCTTCGGTGCTGGCAGGAGCGGCTGCATCGTGCCTGTCTCGTAAGCAGCCGCAATGCGCGGACGCACATGCTCAGATACCGAATGCCCGTCCGGCATCTGGATATGGGCGAGGAACGCATCCTCGAACGTCTCGATACCGCTCTCGATGCTCTCCAGCTTCGCCTTGATGCACAGAAACAGCGCGCGCCAGCGGGAGCGGCAGGCCTGTTCCCAGGCCGCCATGGCGGAATCGACCGTGCGCGTCTTCCCGCGATCCGTCATGATGAACCGCTTATCCATCTGGCTCGGAAGCGGCAGGTGGAAGACGATGCGACGGCCGCCCATCTCGAACACCAGAATGGCGCGGGTAGCTTCCTCGAATATTCCGAAGCCGGCGGCCCTGTGCTTGCGGAGAAGCCCGTCGATCTCGCCCTTGGTTTTGGAAACGGCGACGTTTGTCGTTGCGGCATAGGCCATCACATCACCACCGTGATTTTCTCGGCCGCCTGATTGGCGCGCCGCTTGTCCCAGGGATTTCGTCGATTGTTCGACTGCTGCTTCATGGTCGCCCAACGGCAGTTGCCAGGCTCATAGTTGCCGTCGTTGTCGGGATAGCGATCGAGCGTGGTGCCTTCCGGCCGCTCACCCATGTCGGCGAGGAAATTCAGGAAGGACGATCTCCAGCGCTCGCACATGGTGATCCCTCGCCCGCCATAGGCCGGGTAGTGATCATCACGCGGATTGAAGCAACGCTGCTTGGCAGAATCCCAAGACTTATAGGCCGGCGTTCCCACCTTGCCGTGAATGAAGTTCTCGGCATGACCTTTCGCGAGGTTCGCATTGCCAACGGCGCGCTGATGACAGCCGCACGATTTCGTGTGACCGCTGATCAGCTTGTAGCCGGCAACCGCCGGCCGCTCTCCGCATTCGCACCGGCAGCGCCAGATGGCTTTCCGGTTCTTGTCGGTGCGGACGTAGCCTATGACGGTCAGCTTACCGAAGATGAGGCCGGTCAGGTCCAGCCGGTTGTGAGCTTTCTCAACCATTGGCCCGACCCTCCCTCGATGGTGGCCGGCGGCGCAGCATGTATCCGGCACCGGACGCGCCAATGATCGGCTGGCCTTGGCTACGCAGCTCGTCGACGTAGCGGTAGATGGTGCGAACCGAGACGCCGAGCTTATTGGCGATCTCGTCGGCCGTCGTCATCCGCTTGCTCATCATGCGAAGGATCGACTTCCTGACCTTCGCCTGGCGTTCGCAGACCTTGCACATCAGCCCGCCTCCCGCAGCGATGCGGCCGACGAGAACTTCACGTCCTCGCTGAACTCGCTCTTGTCGATGACCCAGCGCAGGTATCCCGGATCCTGCCGTGCGATCTCGCTGAACAGCTTGCCGCGATGCTTGTTGCCGCCCGGAAAGCGGAGAAGGCGGATCGGGTTGGCGCTGATGTCGAGCAACTGTTCGACGGTGTGCGTCTCCAAAAGCTTGAGCAGGATATGGGCGGTGACCCAGGTATCGGGACCGGCGCGGTGGCTAGGCATCGCGCGCTCGTCGTCATGCGGCACAAGGCCAAGCTCGTACCGGATCGAACCGTTGGAGTGTCCCTGCAGGTCGGGCCAGATCACGCGCGCGGCCTTCAGCGTGCAGATGTACGGCTTTTGCGTCTTCAGGAATCGGCTATCGAACTGCCAGTTGTGGGCGCAGAAGATGTCAGCGCCACTCGACACCTGCGCACGCACCTCATCGGGATCGGCGCCGAACCGGCACTCGTCTTCCGTTATGTGGTGCACCGCCATCGCCGGGAAACCGATCGGCATGCCGGGATTGACGACATAGGCCTGCGGGCCATGTTCGATCTGCCAGCCGTCGGGGAACAGGCGGACATCGGTCCAGCCGATCTCGACCATCTCGGCGGGATCGTCGATGCCGGTCGTTTCGGTGTCGATGACTCGGATGAGGGTGAAGGGGTCAGCCACGTTCGCCTCCTTCGAAGCGGACGGCGCGCTCATACGCTTCAACCTCCGAAAGACCGGTGAAGCGGTCGAGGCCGTAAGATGAGCAGTTGCCGATGGAATAATGGACGTTGAAGCCAAGCGGGCCGAGATGGATTCCCATCTCACCGCCATAAACATCATCGTGGCGAAACAAACCGAACGCCCACGGCCACAGCCAAAGATGCAGGCTAAAGCCGAGCGATCGGCAATTGCGCCAATGCCAGCCGGGTTGAGGATATTGGCCCGACATCAGTCATCCTCCCCGTTGAACTCGACCTCGTCGAAGTCGGGATCGTGCGGCGGCGCGATGTAGCGCTGCGGCGTGTAATAGGGCCGGTTGATCCGCATGACCGATTCCTCGTCGGTCAGCGTGAAAGAGAAGATCGACGGCCCGCCGTACCAGTGGGTTGTCCACTTCTCGATGGTGACGACCGGCTGGCCGCCATCTTCCGCCGGCTGCGCCACGGTGATCGTCGGGACATCGACGCGGAGCATCTTGGCGCCGAACCGTTCTTCTTCGCGGACACGGCCGGCATGCTTGCGATGGCCCATGATCTCGACGACGGCCCACTCGTACTCTGGCGCGGCCTCGACGGTCGGCTGTTCGGTCTGGCCGTCCATCAGAAGCTCTCCGGCATCGCGGTTGCAGGGAGCGGATCAGCCGAGGCCGGAGCCGTCGGCGGAACCTTGGCGAGGTGCACGCGGGCTTCCGGCAGCGCGCCGACAGCGTGCAGGTGGCGGAACAGCGCCAGCGTGGCGCGCGTGTCGCCCTTGGCCGAATGGGCGTCGTCGATGACCAGGCCGAGATGCGCAGCGCAGTCGGTCAGCTTCGGGAAGCCACGGCCACCGCCTGCCTTCTTGACGCCCAGCGCCATGGCGGCGCGCATCGTGCAAATATTGGGCGTCTGATCGAACAGATCGGGCAAGCCAGCCCGGCGCAGTTCGGAGCGCATGGCCTTGGTGTCAAACTGGGCGTTATGGGCGACAACGACGTAGCCGGCCGTGACGATGGTTACGTAGGCGTCGAGCACCACGCCAATCGGCGTTCCGTTCTCTTCCAAGAACTGCGTCGTCAGGCCGTTCACGTCGCCGGCTTCGGCGGGCATCTCCCAGCCGTCGGGCTTCACGTAGAGGTCGATCTCGTCTTCCTCTTCCAGCTCGTCATTGAGCAGAATGGCGTTGAAATGCGCCAGGCGCGGCTGCCGGGGATCATCGGCGGGGATCGGAGCGCCGGTGTCAGGATCCTTGAACAGGAAAAGGCCGGTCGTCTCGGTGTCAAAGATGCAATATTTGGACATTTCAGGCTCCTTTCAGGACCTTGACTTTGAGGATGCGGATGCCGGGATGCATGTCGCGCGCCTGGTCGCGGGCGACGTTCGGCGTCGGGGCGGGAATGTCGACGGTCGTGCCGCCGGCCAGGAACACGCGGAACGTGGTCAAGACCGCCTCCCTGCCCGCTTCCCAAGCGTGTCGATGATGACGGCCGTCGTACCTTCCGGCATCGGGAGAGGGTCGATCTCGGCGAAGTCCGGATCGGCGGCCGTGAATACCTTTCCGGCAGCCTCCAGCGCGGCGATGGAAAGCCTCGTCTTCGCGGCCTCGTTCTGGATGCGAAGCTCTTCGGCCACCAGGTCGGAGAGACGTTCGCGCGCAGCCTCAAGGCTGTTCTCGATAGCCATGGCCGTCTTGTCCGGATCGATACCGGTCAACCGTGGTGGTTCCGGCCGGATTTCTTCCGGCGTCAGGCTCACGATCTCGCGGGTGAGTGGAGAGTACCAGGCCACGGCCTATTCCTCCCCGTCTTCTTCGCCCGGCTCGCGGTCTTCCGCTTCGCCAGTGTCGAAACCGTCGAGGTAGGCGGCCATCAGACGCTCGTCGGAGCGGTATTCCTTCGGCACCGCCTTGCGGCTCATGCCGCGCTCGCGCGCCTCGGCGCCACGCCGGCGTGCCGTTGCGATAGGGTTGCCGTCATCCGACTGGGGGACGGGATCGGATGACGGCTTGGCGGCCTTGCCCTCGGGAGAGGCTTTGCCGCCCTCGGCACCGGAGGAGGCATCCGGGTCCGATTTCTGTTCGTGTTCGATGACCTCGCCGGTGTCTGGGTCGGCATCGACGGGATCGTCGGCGATCTGGTCGAGACGGTCGGCGAGCGAGCGCGGGCGCTTCTCCTGCGCATCCTCCTTCGCCCCCTTCATGTCGTAGAGCTCATCGTCCCGGCGGATCAGGTCATCCAGGTCCGTCGACATCGGCAGAACCTTGGAATGACGCTTGGCGACCGTCTTCCGCGCCATCTCCGCCCAGTCAGTCGACCACGGTGTTGACTTGATGTAGCCGGCCTTGAACGCCTTCCAGCCATCGGAGCGGTCGCGGATCGAGTTGATCTCGTCGGCGGACATCACCTCGTATGACTTCGTGCCATCCTTCAGGACGCATACCGAATAGGCGCCGACCGGCTCGCCGCGCGGTGCCTTGAGATCGTAGGTGTGATTGATCTGGGGAGCATCGCCGAGCTGGAACTGGAAGAAATCGTTCTCGAAAACGACATGGGCGTCCCAAGTCGAAATCTCCCCGCTGTTGCGGGCCTTCTTGCGGACACCGGCAATCATCGGCTGCCAGGTGATGGAAAAGCTCTGGCCCTTCTTGCGGAGCACCAGTGCGCCCTCGCGGCCGTCGGGCAGCAACCCGTCCTGCGCCGCCTTCATCGAGGCGTTGAACAGTTCCTTGCGCGGAGCCTGCAAGAGTTGCGGGTTGTTCTGGATCGCGGTCATGACGACGCGGGCGAACCGCTCGACCGGGATATGGGCTGGAAGGACAGCCTTGAACTGGTCGCCCATGCGCTCGAACTGGTCGCGAACGACGGCGATCTCGCGCGAACCTTCCGATTTCGTGAGTGCGTTCATCGCAAATGTCTCCTGTTGCCGCTGGCGATCAGCGGAGTTGGGCCTTGGTGTCCTGGAAGATTTCGACGCCCGAAAGCGGCGCCGTGTCGCGATTGGCGCGGATATGGGCGCGGATAGCCTTCTCGATCACGTCGATGCCGATGTGGGCGCGCAGCGGGCCGTTCAGGTCGACCTTGCTGATATCGACGATGCGGAAGCCCCAGTTCTTCCGCTCTCCGATCGTCCCGGCTTCGGTGCGCACCGGCCCGGTGCCGGCGCCGAGCGCCTGAGCTTCGAGGTGCTTGGCCTTGTGTTCGGCCTTGAGGGCATCCTGCAGCGCGACATCGGCGACGATCTCGCTGGTGCTGGCGGCGGCCTCGTCGAGCTTGCGCTCGGCTTCCTGCCGGGCGGCTTCGGCCTTTGCGGCGGCTTCGGCGGCTGCCTTGCGGCGCTGCTCGTCGGCGTAGGCGCCGGCCAGGCTTTCAGCGGCGTTGCTGATGCGGGTGCAGCGATCGTTCAGGCTTCCCTGCGCCGGATTGGCGTTGACGCCGAACAGCTTGTTCCACTCGGCCAGTTCTTCACGGATCGGCCCGACGATCTCATCCCGCCGCTCGCGGACGCGCTTGGCGATCTTCTTCGCGTCGAGCCCGATCTTCACCCAGGTATCGCGCTCGTTGTCGTTAGCGATCTTGCCCTCGGCGAGCCCGTCCTTTGCCGCGTTGGCGCGGGCTGCGATGGCCTCGACCTCGGCGATCAGGTCTTGGTGCTCCGAGACGAACAGCACCGACACAGGCGGCTTGTTGTGGCCAAGGCCGGCATCGGCCGGACCAACGATAGAAGGGGCGTCAGAAACGCGCATCGGGGTTCTCCTTCGGGGTGATACGGAGCGAGCGCGACTTCACAGGCTGGCCGTTCAGGCCAGTCCGCACGGACGTGCGCGCCGAGATATTCCAGTTCGCGGTGAAGCCAGCCTCGGAAGAGCCGAGGGCATGCAGAATGCGGGGGCGCGTCTCGTCGATGGCTTTGCCGGTAGCGGCATGACGCTCACGAACGTCGACGAAGTAGCCAGCTAAATCGTCGAGCCCGCCGACGCCGGTCAGGTCCTTCCGGTCCGGCATGCTGTCCCGGTAGACCTCGGCAATGGCCGCACCGTCCCGGTTCCAATCGATGCTGGGCTCGATGCCCTCGTCGACCATTCGCCAGAACTCGCGGACCTCGCGGCGCAAGCGGTGCATGACGCGCTCGTTGAGCGGGACGTCGACGATCTGCAGGTCGATGCCGCGGCCGATGACCATGACGGCCACGCAAGCCCAAGCGGCGCCGGTGGCGGTCGCTTCCACGATCGCCTGCACGGCAATCCAGAGCGGCAACAGGATCTCGCCCGTCTCGGCGTCAATCCATTCGCGCCGAAACTTGTCGTCGGCGACGGTCTTCACCTGGATGATGCCGGTTCCGAAGATGTCCGGACGTGTCGCGAATGCGTCCGGCGTGGCGCCGATGCGGTCCTCGACCATGCGGTAGTAGGCGTTGTCGCGGTGATATTCGATCTGCCAGTCCGGGCGATCCTCGCGCAGCATCTCGATTACGACCGGCTCAAGCAGGCGTCCGCGGCGCAGGACCGGGTTGTCAGCATCGTCGGACGCGACACGGCCGGACTTCTCCGCCCACAGGCCATAGGCCGTGGTGTAAGGGTGGACGCCGAGCAATGCGCCGGCAACCGAGGCGGTCACGTCCTGTTTGCGCGCGGCGAGCCACGCGGTGCGGTCGGCGGGGCGGATGATCTGGACCGACATTAGTCGATCCCTTCCGCACAGTGCCGCGAACGAGGATCGAAGCGAGCCGAATGCCAGTTCTGTGCATTTTCCTGGATGCGCTTTCGCGCGCGGCTATCAAGCAATACCCCCGACAATGACCCGATCAGTAGTGATAAGTCTTTGTCTCGGTAACCTTTCCTTCGCCACTGGCTAATGATCGGGGCAGAGCATGACGAACAGAGAACGTCAGGGCCTTGGTATAGCTCTCCATTTTCGCGGTCAAGAAATACGACAAGTTTAGGGGCAAGAAATATCTGCCATTCTACATGCAGGCGATATTGGTTGGTTTTATGAAGCCTGCCACATACACAGCACATAACTAGGCGTCGATACGCAATCGCATCAATACATTCATACGCTAAGTAGAGTTGCCCCGCTTTCCCTTGAACAAATGCGCAGTAGAACGCATCGGGGACTGCCTCCCTGACCTCAAGACTGCCCCGGTGGCCCTCGCTGTAAAAGTCGTCGAGTTCCGTAAAAATCTGCTCACTGTCCAAATGGACGAAACGAGGGTCCTGGATGAGGACAGAGTGCATTTCTTGCCGGGTGAGGATGGCGTTGTCAGGGAGGCGCATCGTCAGGCTCCGAGCGCCAGAGGCGAGCCGAGAGCCGTCTGACCGGCTGTATCCAGACTGCCAGGAGAGGCCTGCCGCAGGTGGCGCTGTACCTCGAGTTCCATTCGGACCGTCTCAACGATACCCGTCGCTAGCTTTGCGACCGCATTTGCGCGCGTCGGGTTCGACGTGCCGTTCCTGATGGCGTCGATCTCGTCGAATATTGCATCACGAAGGCCGGCGCTGGTCCGATTGACGGGAGATGCTGTAACTTCTGTCGGCTTTTTCGCCATTGTCCTAAGTCCTTCTATCGCCGCTTGAGTTGAGGCCGATGTGGTGGGCGAGGTCACAGGCCTGACCCGTATCCCGGGTGTTCAGATCGATGTCGGATGGCTGACTGGCGCACCCGGCTGTCGGCTCTCGATCAGCGCAAACAGCCGGTCGAAGTTGGCGTCGGGCATGCGGAGCACTTCGCGGAACGGGTTCTCGACGAAGGCCGCAAGTTGCATCCGTTCGGATGCTTCCGGCTCGCCCCAGTTCTCGTCGATCACGCCGGCGGCGCGCAGGTCGTCGACCTCGATGCTGGTCAGGATGCGCAGGGCGTTGTGGAAACGGCTGGCCGGGGTCATCAGCGCACCCACGCCATCATGCTCATGGCCGCCAGCGTGATGACCGGCGGCAGCACGAAGACCACGATCAGGCACTTCGCGAATTCGCTGATCATGCCGCCGAGGGCATCGATGAACTCGTCGCGTTCCGGCGTTGGCTGGGGCATCGGATATCTCCTTTGCCACGGATATTATGCGCAAACGGATTTCCGTCAAGCAAAAAAATGCGCAAACGGATTTTTGATTATGCGCATAATCAGGCCTGCTCGCGCGCGGAAACGCCGAATCTCGACCGTTGGAGTTTGTTTGAGACGTTGGAGACGGCATGAGCCGTAGCGCTAGCTACGGCGAACATGCCGCGCGACATCAACGTTGGAGGTTGAGTACTACCTCTACGGAATCACCAAGTACGTCTAACGTAGAGCTCTATGTTTGGAGATTATCCAATCCGCGCAGGCGCACCATGCGAGAGCGCGCGCGGGTAGACCGCGCGCTCACTGTCGTCAAGCCGAATCATTCGACAGGTTCGCAGTTCGTTCTTGACTCTTTCGCTGAAGGAAGCTTTTCCTATTTCTCGCGAAAGGGCAGCGGGAATGGCGATCAATCATCAAATTCGACCGAAATATCTATCCCGAAATGACGAGATCATTGCGCGACTGCGAGAATCGGCCGGCGCGGCTGCGCCACTGGATCAGAAGATGGTTGTGAAACGAAAGGCGGCCGAACTCTCTACCGCGATGGCTCTACTTCACGGCGGAGATTGGCGGGTTGAGATTGATCATGATGACGGCTTCGTAGTGGTTCGGCGCCGTTCGCGGCCAGAGCAGATTTGATGTTCTTGATCAGAAATCGAACATCTTCGTCGGTCAGGCCGGATATCCTTGAAAAGAAATATTCGACTTCGGCTTCTTCCCGGACCGGCTGATCTTTAGGCACATCACCAACGATAGTTTCGTAAATCCCGTTGATGATGTCCCTGTTGGGGCCTTCAGGCTCCGCTGTGCCCGTATACCAACGATGCACGGTTGATTGCGACACGCCAATCCGACGCGCGAGCTCGCCCTGGTTCTCGCCCCCAAGCCGCATAATCTCGCGAATTTTATCCTGCATATTCATGGTGCCGGGACGCTAAATCCGTCGGCGGATGTCAGCAAATCCGATCACGGATAAATATCCGCTTGACGGAAATCCGTTTGCGCATAATATCCGCACCATGACTGCAATTCGCCATATTCGCAAAACGGTCTTCGGTGTGAACCAAGCCGAGTTCGCCGCAATAGCAGGCGTAGCCCAGGCAACGGTTTCGCGCTGGGAGAATGGCGTCTCTCTCTCTCTCGACGAGATGAAGGCCATCCGTGATGCCGCGAAAGAGCGCGGCATTGAGTGGCATGACCGTTGGTTCTTTGAGGCCCCTGCTACAGCGGAAGGGGACCAATCATGATATCGCGCATCCTCCCATGCGCCGTGGTGGGCCACGTATTCGGTTCTGCGTCCGTGGCCCACCTTCCCGTTTCCGTCTCATCGCTCGTCTCCGTTGATCGCGTGTCCAGCGCTGATCAGGAGAATGGCGATGTTCGATTCCAAAAACATGGAATCTTGCTCCACGGGGGTGGATTCATGCTCCAGGGCGAGAAGGGCGGTGCGCATCATGTCTAGCGTAGCCATCGCCCATGGCTTGACGCGTGACGTCGGCGATCTGCTGGCGCCATCGTCATCGGGCAAGATCAAGCTTGATCTCATCTATCGCGAATTGTCGAAGCGATTGCCTCGCATCAGCCGGCGCCGTGTGCGAGCGCTGTTCTTTGGTGAGGCCGCCCGCGTCGATTACGAGGAAATGCACGCGCTCAAGGAGTTGCGGGCCGAAGAGGAAGCACGTCGTGCCAAGCTTAAACTCGCCGCCACGGCGAACCTTCTGGCAGCGCATCTTGCCGCGGAAGGCGCGCCGCTGGATAGCCACCAAATCAGCGCTCTCTGCCGCATCGCTGGCACTCTGGGTGTATCCGGAGCTGCCGAATGACCCAGCCAACGAAACCATGGCAGGACAGGACGCCAGCGGAGAAGCTGGAAGCCGTCAGGGTCCATATTCTAGCGGGCACCGCGTACCAGGCGGTTGCGGACGCCCTTGGCGCCCCAAGTAAAGGCAGCATCGCCAGCGTCGTCACCAGGCTGCGAGAGTTGGGCGCGCTGCCACCGGCGCCGACGAAAGAGCAGGTAGGCGCGATCAATGGCGCCATATCCAGCGTCACCGCCAAGGTTCGGCGCCTCCATGCCGATCACCTGCACGTCGGCAACATCGCCAACAAGGCCGAGAGCCGCAAAGCCGATCCGGAACTGAAGGTCCAGCGCGCGCTCGCGTTTGATCCTCTCCCCGGTGTCGAGCCGGTGCCGTTCGTTCCGAACACAGGCTGCAAGTGGCCGGTCGACGGCATCGAAGGCAACGGCCTGCTCGTATGCGGCGCGCCGCGCGACGGCCGCACCTACTGCGAGGCCCACAAGCGCCTTGCCTATCTCCCTCCCCCGATCCGCATCCGCAACAGAACCGCCGTTCGGGCGGTGGAAAGGCTGCACTGACATGGCCCGCGTTCTTGAAGGCAGAAACCGTGCGACCGCCGACGAGGCGGCCAGCTTCGTCGACGAGTTCGACCGGCTGGAACAGGAACGCGAGCGCAAGCTCGACGAGATCGACGCTGAATTCAAGGCGAAGAAGCGCGAGGTCAACGCGAAGATCAACGCCGACCAGAAGAGCCTGCTCACCGATGCCAAGAAGGTCGGCGTGAAGAAGGGCGTCATTCGCGCGCTCGCCGATCCGCAGAAGCGCCGCCGCAAGGCCCAGGAAGACCTGGAGCGCGCCAACGAGAAGGCCGACGAGGCGATCACCGCGCTCGAGGCCGAGGATCAGGACTTCGCGAAGGATATCCGCAAGGCACTCGGCGACGACTTCGCCGGCCTGCCGCTCGGCCAGGCGGCCGTTGAGCGCGAGGAAGCGGAACCGAAGCAGGATCCTGCCACTGCGGCCATCGTCGATGCCTTCGCCAAGGGCGAGGCCAAGAAGGCGGCCAAGGCCGCGAAGCACTGAATCCCGAGGCAACGAGCGGTTGCCGGTGACTCGTCCAGGCTGAAAGGACGGCGGAACCGGACGCGGGCCAGCCCAAGCGGGATGAGGCTGGGATCGAACGCCTGATCGAAACAAGCGTGACAGCTCGGAGAGACGGCACCCTAACGAGGAGCTTCCGATGCTTGTTTTGGGATTGGACATAGCCACGTCCACCGGCGTGTGTTGGATGGACACTGCCTTGCCACCATCGCAGTGGCGCTGCCTTGCGATTGAATCGGAAGGTGAGTTTCAGGAGGACAGGACGGGCGACCTCGCCCTTTACCTCAACGAGGAGTTCGCGATCCGTCGCCCCGATTTCGTGGCCATCGAGATGCCGCGCCGCGACGTCGCCGCCCATCCCAAGCAGGTGTTCGATCCGAAGACCGGCAAGATGAAGACCATCCACACGGTCAACGCGGACCAGCTCTTGCTGCCGGCGCTGGCCGCCGCCGCCGCTTCGGTATGCGACCTCGCCGGCGTGCCATGGGGCTGCGTCCACCAGAAGACGTGGCGGTCGATCTACTTCGGCAAGGGCTTCAAGCCGGCCGGCGACGACTGGAAAGCCCCAGCAATCGATGCGGCGCTCCAGCAGGATATACCGCTGCCGGAGACGAAGAAGGCGCAGCGGGACGCCGCCGAAGCGGTCGGGATCGCCGCCGCATGGTTCAAGTGCTCGCAGGTCCCCGCCCGTCACCATAAGGCCTTCGTCCAGTTGCAGGCCCTTCACCGGAGGGTCGCAGCATGAACAGTCGGCCAATCCACTCGCTATTCTGCGCCTTCGCCATCGGGGTTCTGATCGCCTCGATCACCGTTGTGATCTTCGCCACGGTCGGAGGCTTCGGGCCATGATCGTGACCTTCCATTCGACAGGCGGCAACAACCGCATCAATGTTCTGCATCCTGCATGGGACGGCATCCCCTTCAACGTTGCCGATAGCCTACAGGACTTCGCAAGCCGGCTCTTCCGCGACCCGGACGCCAGCGGCATCCTGCACTGCCACCTTTCCGACATGGCGGCCCAGATCGTCAGTTCGATCCGCCTCGGGAACGTGAAGAACTGCCTGCTCGTCACCGTCCCCGACGACGGCGACATAGGCCGCGCTTCCCAGCGGCGCGGCGATATCCTGCTCGCCGGTGCCGATGACGCCCAGCCATGCAGCATCGACGAGCGTGAACTTGTGCTGCGCATGAAGGCGATAGCCGGTCGTGGCGATTACATCGACCACCTGCACATCGCCCTGCCCTCGCACTCGATATTCGATTTCGAGACTGGCCAGATCGAAACACGGGACGGCCGGAGCATCCGCGTAACGCCGACTGAATCGGCGATCCTGGTCGATCTGGCCCGGCGGCCCGGCGAGACGCGCACCAAGCAACAGATTATGGACGCGATCTATGGTGGCGAGGACGAGCCGGAGATGAAGATCATCGACGTGCTGGTGTGCAAGCTTCGCCGCAAGATCATCGAGGCGACTGGCGGGGTCGACGTCGTCCAGACGATCTGGGGCCGTGGCTATCAGTTCGTGCCTGACGGCTTCCAGCCTGTGTATCGCCCGAACCGCTGGAGGGCGGCGCGGTGAGCCAAGATCGACCAATTCGCGACATTCTTGCCGAGGCCATGAGACGCGAACGGCTCGGCCTTACCCGGCCATTATGGTCAGACTGGTGTCGCTTCGACAATGAAGGCGGTCCCGAGCAGTGGCGTCTGCGCGCTGATCACCTGATCCGCCTGCTCGCCACCGAGGGCATGACCGTCTCCCGCGCCGGCGAAGCATCCGTGCCGATCCCGGCACCGACGTCGCCGGTGTTCTGGCGCTATCACATGGACGGCAACAAGTCGGAGCGGATGCTCCGTATGGCGGGCGACAAGATTGAGGTCATCCGCGTCGTCGACGGTGTTGAGACCGTCCAGATGACCTTTGCCATCGGCGAAGCGCATGACGCCGCGGGCGCGCTGCTGCTCGGCGACAAGGAAACCGCCAAGCGCCAAGGCATCTTCACCATGCTCTCGGCGGCGCTGGAAGCCTATCGGCTCGACGTCGCTGTCATGGGGCCGAGGCAATGACCGGCCCTCTTTCCGATCTCGGCCAGGATTGGGCCGACCTCGCCGACCACATCGCCGACTGGTCCGTCGATCTCCTGCGCCGAGCACGCGACCAACTCGCCGGCGGGCTCGACCGCGCCGCGATGCGCGACATCGAAGGCGCCAGAGACTGGCGCGACCTCACCACGAAACGGAGTAGAGCAGAATGAAAAATCGGCTCTCCGATCTCAATAATCACCTGTTCGCGCAGATCGAGCGCCTTTCCGACGAGGACTTGACGCCAGAACAGATCGACCGCGAAGCCAAGCGCGGCGAAGCGATTGTCGCCGTTGCCGATCAGATCATCCGCAATGCTGCCCTTTCCATACAGGCGGCAAAACTCGTCGCCGAATACGGCGGAAACCCTGAACCTCACCTTCCCCAGATCGAGGGCAAGAAGGAATGAGGCGCCCTCCGATCATCTACAGCGATAGCGAGATGCGGTGGCTGGAAGACAACCGGATGATGGTCATCAGCGACTATCACCGCGCCTTCGTCGCCGCATTTGGACGGGCTGACATTGAGGCCGCCCACCTTCATGCACTGCGGAAGCGCAAGGGATGGAAGGTTGGTCGCGATCCCGTCCGCTACAAAGGCCGCCGCTTAAAGTACGCCGACACCGAGATTGCATGGTTGCGGGAGAACTGCACCCTGCCGATCCAAGAATATCACCGCGAGTTCCTCGCAAAGTTTGGCCGGGATGACACGACGGCTGCGATGCTGCACGGCCTGCGGAAGCGCGAAGGCTGGAAGACGGGCCGAACCGGCCAGTTCGGCAAAGGTCATGTTCCATGGACCGCTGGTCGCAAGCTACCCTACAATGCCGGCACTGCGCGCACACAGTTCAAGAAGGGTAATGTTGCGCACAACTACCGCGGACCTGGCCATGAATCGGTTGATAAAGACGGCTACGTCTGGATTGTAATCGACCAACCGAACCCATGGACCGGCGCTTCCACGTGGCGCGTCCATAAGCACCGTTGGCTTTGGGAACAGAAGCACGGTCCCGTGCCAGACGGCTTCGCCCTAAAATGCCTCGGCGACAAATCGAATACCGATCCGTCCAACTGGAAACTGGTCTCGAAGGGGTTGTTGCCGCGCCTGAACGGCAAATCGGGCCGAAGCTACGACCACGCTCCCGCCGAGTTGAAACCGACGATTATGGCGGTTGCCGAGCTTGAACACGCATCGCGGAGGTCGCGATGACACAGCTTGGCCTATTCGACGCTCTGCATGCGCAGCCCGTCATCCTGCCCGTCGATGCCGACGGTCCTGTGATCCAAGGCGATATCGACGAGTTTCTGCACCTCCCGCATCCGCGCATGGTTTGGAACCGCGCGGAGATCGAACTTCACCGGCATACGAACGGTCTGTGGATGTGGTCGACAAGCTGGCACTGCAATGAGGCCGGCAGCGGGTACCGCGTCGGGCCGAAGTGGGGAAAGTTCGCTGAAACTCGCGACGACGCCCTGTTCTACGCAATCCGCGAAATCACCGATCGAATATCCGGCATCGACAGTGCCGACGCAAAGCAAATCCTCACATGGTTGGCATCTCTATGATCATCGCTGCCCTCGAAACCCGGATCGCCAAGATCGAGGCGGACATCGCCAAGGAAACGGCGAGCATCGAAGCCGCTATCGCCGCCCGTCAGATTGGCGACGGTTGCTGGCACACCCGTCATCGCCTCGAAACTCAACTCCGTGCGACCCTCGCTCTCCGCGATGTGATCAACGAGGTGCAGCCGTGAGCTCCTATCTCGACTTCCTCCGCGCGAAGATGAAGGTCGCCCCAGCGACAGGCTTCGATGTCGATGACGCCGATATCAATCCCGACTTGGCTCCCCATTGCCGCGCCATCGTGAAATGGGCGCTTCAGGGTGGCCGGCGCGGCATCTTCGCCGCCTTCGGCCTGCACAAGACATCGATCCAGCTAGAGTTGATGCGCCTGATCGGCAAGTTCATCGGCGGCCGTCGGCTGATCGTGTTGCCGCTGGGCGTTCGGCATGAGTTCTTCGACGAGGTCAAAGAGCGATTCCACGGCGAGTTCGCCATCGAGCTCCGTTTCGTCCGCCGCGACGATGAGGTGACAGACGATGATGTCATCCACATCGCGAACTACGAGAGCGTGCGCGACGGCAAGCTCGACCCTCGCCAGTTCGTCGCGGCATCGCTCGACGAGGCGGCCGTCCTTCGCGGCTACGGCACCAAGACGTATCAGACGTTCCTGCCGCTGTTCGAAGGCGTCCGCTTCAAATTCGTCGCTACGGCCACGCCATCGCCGAACCGGACCAAGGAACTGATCCACTACGCCGGATTCCTGCAGGTCATGGACACCGGCCAGGCGCTGACGCGCTTCTTCCAACGCAACAGCGAGAAGGCGAACGAACTCACCCTATACCCGCACAAAGAGGACGAATTCTGGCTATGGGTGAATAGCTGGGCGGTCTTCCTGCAATCGCCGGCCGATCTGGGTTTTCCCGATGACGGGTACGTCCTGCCGGAAATGACCGTGAACTGGCATGAGGTGCCAACCGACCATACGGCAGCGGGCGTCGATCGCGACGGACAGGGCCTGCTGATCAACGATCCCGGTGCCAGTGTCGTGCATGCAGCGCGCGAGAAGCGGGTGAGCATGGATGCCCGCATCGCCAAGATGGTCGACCTGCTCGCCGAGGCTCCCGGTCAGCATTGTGTGCTCTGGCACCATCTCGAGGATGAGCGCCGTGCCATAGAGGAAGCGGTGCCCGGTGTCCGCTCAATCTTCGGATCGCAGTTGCTCGATACCAATGAGGAGAACGCCGTCGGCTTCAAGAACGGCGAGTTCCAGCATCTGGCCACGAAACCGGAAATGTCCGGCGCGGGCTCGAATTTCCAGAAGCATTGCGCCTGGGAAATCTTCGTCGGCATCGACGCCAAGTTCCACGACTTCATCCAGGCCATCTACCGCGTCGTGCGCTTCGGGCAGAAGCGGGAATGCCGGATCGACATCATCTATTCGGAAGCCGAGCGCGGCACCCGGCGCATCCTCGAGGAGAAGTGGGCCGAGCATGACCGCATGATGGAGCGGATGACGGAGATCATCCGGAAGTATGGTCTGGGGCGACTGCCTCTTGAATCGGTCCTGAAACGCTCCATCGGCGTCGAGCGACAGGTAGAGGAGGGCGAGTATTTCCGCATTGCCCATAACGATTGCGTCGACGAAGCGGGACGCGCCGATGCCGACAGCGTTGGTCTGATCATCACGTCGATCCCGTTCAGCAACCACTACGAATACACGGCCAGCTATAATGACTTCGGCCATACCGACGACAACGGGCACTTCTGGAGGCAGATGGATTTCCTCACCCCGGAGCTCTTCCGGATCCTGAAGCCCGGCCGCATCTACGCCTGCCACGTCAAGGATCGCATCCTGTTCGGCAATGTCACCGGCGCAGGCCTGCCAACTGTCTCCCCCTTCCATGCCGAGGCCATTTTCCATGGCCTGAAACACGGCTTCGACTACTGCGGCATGATCACGGTCGACACCGATGTCGTCACCGAGAACAACGGCAACTACCGGCTCGGCTATACGGAGATGCTGAAGGACGGCAGCAAGATGGGCGTCGGGTCGCCCGAATATGTGCTGCTGTTCCACAAGCCCCAAACGGACCGGACGAAGGGCTATGCCGACGAGCGGGTTAGCAAGAGCCGCGAGGAATACAGCCTCGCGCGCTGGCAGCTTGACGCGCATGCCCACTGGCGCTCCAGCGGCAATCGACTGCTGACGCGCGAGGAGTGGGCGCAGATACCGCCGCGCGCGGTGCCGAAGGCCTTCCGCGCCTACAGCGAGGCCACGGTCTACGATCACGAGGAAACCGTTGCCATCGGCGAGGTCCTGCAATCGAAGGACCGGCTGCCGACCGAATACATGGCGTTGGCGCCCGTCTCGCATTCCCCGTGGATATGGTCGGACGTGGTGCGCATGCTCACGCTCAACGGCAGCCAGTCCAGCCGGAACGTCGAGAAGCATATCTGCCCGCTCCAGTTCGACATCGTCGACCGCCTGATCGACCGGTATTCGAACCCGGGCGATGTCGTCTACGACCCGTTCGGCGGGCTGATGACCGTTCCCTACCGCGCCATCGCCAAGGGCCGGTACGGGATGGCGTCCGAACTCAACGACGTGTCGTTCAAGGACGGCGTCTACTACTGCCGCGAGGCCGAGGCAAAGCGGAATGTACCGAGCCTGTTCGACCTGCTGGAGGCTCCGTCGATCGAGCCGAGCATCGACGACCTGACCTCGGAGGCGGCGCAATGAACGAACCTCGCGTCCGCGCGGTCCCGGTCTTCAACGGCTGGGAAGGCCACTTCAAGAAGATGCACAAGGCCGGCTGGTTCCCGGTCGAGGTGAACGGCATCGCGCAGCTATTCCCCAGCGAGGCCGAGGCGAAGGTCGCCGCCTATGAGGCGATGACCCGGCACCACTTCGGCGACGGCATCCTGCGCGACGGCGAGACGATGAGCGCCGAGCGATCGCAGGCCGAGGCGCTGTTCGGCAAGGTGTTCCCCGGCAAGGGCCGGAAGCCGGTTGAGGTGGTGCGGCGCTGACATGGCATCCTCCGACTTCAACGTGCCAATCGAGCAGGTTGCCCTCCGCGTCCTGCCGGAATTCATGGGAGAGCCGAACAAGGCTCTCTCTTCGCGTTCCGAGCTTCGCTGGGGCAAGAACGGCAGCCTGTCGGTCGACCTGACCAAACAGACCTGGCACGATCATGAAGACCAGACCGGCGGCGGCGTGCTCGACCTCCTTCAATCCTTCCGGGGCTACACCAAGCATGAGGCCGTCGAGTGGTTGCAGGACGAGGGCTTTCTCGAGCGCAAGGCCAATCCGAACGGCGCCGCCAACGGCTCTTCGCCGCAGGGCAAGTTCGCCGGATTCATGGATGATTGGCCGGTTGCCGCCTTCGAATACTTCGATGACCGCGGCCGCCTCGCCTATGAAGTCCTGAAATTCGCCAAGACGGCCCCGCGCCGCTACATGCAGCGCCGCAAGCACCCGGCCGGCAAGGGCTGGATATGGGGACTGCAGGGCGGCACCTACGGGCAGGTGAAGTCCGGCGACTGGTTCAAGGCCAAGGAGGGCAAGCACTATCAGGCCGAAGAGACGTTCGACGATGCCGTGCGCTGGCTCTACCGCCGCGACGAGGTCCTGAAGGCGAAGGCCGACGGCGTCACCGTCTATCTCTGCGAGGGTGAGAAGGACGTCGAGACGCTGCGCAGTTGGGGCCTCACTGCCACCACGAATGCCGGCGGCGCCAAATACTGGACCGACGCGTTCGATGCCGATCTCGCCGGCGCCGACGTCATCATCCTGCCAGATAACGACGAGCCCGGCCGGTCCCGCGCCCAGCTCCGCGGCGCCGGCCTGTTCGGCAAGGCGAAGTCGGTGCGCGTGCTCGACATCGCCGCGCATTGGGACGGCGCGCCCGAAAAGTCCGATGTCACCGATTGGAAGGAGGCGACGGGCGCCGACGGCGAGAAATTCCGGTACCTCGCCGGCAAGGCCAAGCCATGGCATCCAGAGCGGACACGCGCCTTCGGCGCCTATTACCACGACGAGATCGACGGCCCAGGCCTTCAACTCGACTACATCATCGACGGCTGGTTCGCGACACGCGGCCGCTCCGTGCTGGGCGGGCCATCAGGATCCGGCAAATCCTTCCTCGCCCTCCATGCCGCATACTGCATCGCGCGCGGCGTCGATTTCTTCGGCCACCATGTCGAGCAAGGCGGCGTCATCTATCAGGCCGGCGAAGGCGGGACCGGCCTGAAAAAGCGTCAGCGGGCCTACGTGAAGCACTTCAAAGTCGAGAACGCTGACGATCTGCCCATCGTTGTCCTGCCCGCCAAGGTCGACCTGTTCAGCAAGGACGGCGATACCGATCGTCTGATCGACGCCATCAAACAGGCGCGCCTCACGATGACAGCCCCGCTGCGCGCCGTCTTCATCGACACGCTCGCCACCGCCACGATCGGTGCAGACGAGAACAGCGGCAAAGACATGGGCTACGTGCTCGCCAACATCGCCCGCATCGAGGAAGAGTGCGGCGTCCATGTCTGCCTGGTCCACCACATGAACGCCGACGGCAAGAAGCTGCGCGGCCACACCTCGATCCATGCCAACGTCGATACCGTGGTGCAGGTCGTTTGCGACGAGAACACCAAGATCAGGACCGCGACCCTGAAAAAGCAGAAGGATGACGAAGACGGGCTGTCCGTCCGGTTCTCCCTGGCATCGGTCGCCGTCGGCTACAACGAGAAAGCCGGCCGAGACATCACATCATGCGTCGTGCTGTCGGTCAGCGAGAAGGAGCAATTGAAGGCTGAGAAGGAAAAATTCGGCTTCGAGGTGCGGCCATCGGAAGAGGCGCTTCTGATACCGATGTTCAAGGCCATCGAGAAATACGGCAAGTTCGTCACCTCGGAGGCGGATGGTCCGGTCGAGGCGGTCGGCAAGCATATCGTCGACTTCAGCTATTTCCTCGACGTCGCCGTCGAGATGGACGCCTCGAGCGATGAGAAGTCCGCGGCGCGGGAGCGCATCCGGAAAGCCTTCGACCGCAACACCAAGTTCCTGGTCAAGGCTGGGGTCATCGTCTTCAAGCGCATCAGCGACAAGACGGCCGTGGTGTGGTGGACCGGCAAGCCGATTCGAGGCTTCCCGCACACCTTCCCCGAACATATGCGGGATCGGACAAATCCCGGACAAAACCAGGACATTTCCTGGACAAATCCCGCCGCGCCTCTTTCTGCGGGCATGGCGGAAATGATCGACAGCGGGGAATCTCTGCTGTGATCGAGGTGCCCGAACACGTCCGGCGGATGTGCGACGAATTCGGCATCACCATCGTGCCGAAGCACACATATCCGGCGCCGGGAGAGACGCGCGCGGTCGCCACCATCGACCGCATCTGGCGCAAGCATGGCGAGGAACACCTCCGTCTCGTGCTCACCACACTCGTGGAAACGGCCAACAACAAGATCCTGCTCGACGAGATCGGGCTATGGATGGCCTCCGACATGGTGCTGAAATGCCGGTCCATCATCGAAGAGCGCGCCGGCGAGTGGCTTGAGCTCTGGGACGCCATGCCGGCCGGCGATCTCCAGTTCGTCAGCCAGGAGCTTCGCGGCCATGTTTCGCAGCGCGCCGCCCTTGGTGGTATGATCTACGAGCGCATCTATCGACGGTTCGGTCCATTCGCCGATCAGTTGAACCTCTTCGATGACCTGAGGCCGAAATGAACATCAGGGTGATCAAGGACCTGCTCATCGACGCCGTGCGCCTCGACAGGGAGACGCATGAGCATGTCGGTCCCGCTCATCTGCGTGCGCAGCAGCTTGCCTACGCCCATGATTTTCAGGATATGGCCGGCTGGGGCCGCACACCGGGCGACAAGAAATGCCAGCTCGACAGCGACGACGGTGACCCCTACCGCGCCCTGCGGCTGGCGTTCTGGGAGCAGTACGACCGCGACCCCTCCCCCGCCGAGATATCCCGCGCCCAGGCCGTGCACGGCTGGATCAGGCTCGTCGATGACGAAAAGGACCGTCGCGCCCTCATCGGCTGGCTGCATTCCAAGGCTGGAGGCAAATCCTTCCGCCGCTGGTGCAAGCAGGTCGAAGGCATCAGCCAGACCACTGGTTTGAAGCGGAAAGACCGCGCTTTGTTGCAGATACAGGAAAATATTCCCGGCGATGTGGTACTGCATGACTTCGACAAGCCGCTTGAGGACTTGCTGTTTGCCAACGAAATCGGCGATGTTTCAGCCACAATCGCAACAGGTGCGGACGAAGGGATAGACCACTGGTCCGCCGCCGATGCCAAGCCCGAGGTTCACGTCCAGCATATCGGCAGTCGACGAGAGGTCGAGGTGCCCCGATCCGAGATGACCTGGGCCGAAAAGCAGAACGCCCGAAGGCGCCAGCGAGAGGCAGCCAAGCGCAAGAAAATGGCCGATGCCGATGGTCTTGTCCATGATGGCAGAAAAGCCAGTGTGTAAGATCGACGGCTGTGAAAAGCCCAAGTTCTCGAGAGGATGGTGCCGAGCCCACTACGCGCGCTGGTATCGTCATGGGAACCCGACAGATGGGAAGCGTCGGTCACCGAACGGCGAGCCGGAACGCTACCTGCGTGACGTCGTGTTGCCATACGCGGGTGAAGAATGCCTGTTCTGGCCGTTCACGAGAACGGGCCGCAAAGATAGCTGGGGCGGTCACGGGCGCGGATATGCGCAGATGCGTCAGGGCCGCAAGATGGTCAGCGTTCCGCGAATAGTCTGCGAGCACGTTAACGGTGAGGCTCCCGACAAGGACTGTGGCCACACCTGCGGCAATGGGCACCTAGGCTGCGTCAACCCCGCTCATATGACTTGGCTGACACGTCGCGAACTGATCGGCATGGCGATCGAGCGGGGCACTCACAGCTTCTGCCGGTAGCCTGAATCCGCCGCGCTCTAGAATCTTGTCAAGGGAAAAGAACCGGACAAAACCCGGACATTTACGGGACATTTCCGGGACAAATCCCGCCGTGGCGTTTTTGGCGAAAAAACCGTGGTACGCATAACGCGGCCCTCGCGCGCGTAAACGCTAACCTTGATCTGTTGTGCCACCGGGGCCGGCGCCCACCAGGGCGACCGGCCTACAGCGCACGGCATCGACAGGTAGAGCACTACATAGGCAGGAATCTCCATTTCGTGGCTGAAAAGAAGAAGCTCGGCAGACCGTCGACATATTCGCCCGAGATCGCTGCCCGTATCTGCACCGAAATCGCGTCGGGAAAGTCGCTCCGCAAGGTCTGTACCCTGAAGGATATGCCGTCGATGCCGACGGTGTTCCTCTGGATCGCAAAGCACGACGAGTTTTCTAAGCAGTATGCGCGCGCGCAGGCGGATCGTGTTGTCGCCTGGTCGGAAGAGATCGTCGAGATCGCCGACAACTCCAAGGCCGAAACGAACAGGGTCAAGCTTCGCGTGGACACGCGCAGGTGGCTGATGTCGAAGATGGACCCGAAGAAGTACGGGGACCGTCAGGAGCATCGCCATACCGGCCCGACCGGTGGCCCGATCCAGACCGTCGACATCACGAAGCTGAAGGGCATGACGAACGAGGAGCTTGAGCTACTTGAACGCGCCCTTGTCCAGATTGGCATTGTTGACGGCGATCCGGCTGGAGAAGGAGAACCGGAGGAGTGAGGCCGATCGTGCGCAAGAGCGGAAAGAGCTTCTTTCGTCGCACTTGGCCTTCACCACTCGATTCTTCCTCGAAAAGGAAGGCCAGCCCTTCACAGTCGCGCCGTTCCATCCCGTCATGTGCGGCACCCTCGACAGGGTGTTCGCTGGCGAGATCAAGCGGCTGATCATCAACATCCCGCCAGGTTACGGTAAGACCGAACTGGCGGTGATCAACTTCATAGCCAGAGGCTTCGCGATCAACCCGCGCGCCCGGTTCATCCATGCGAGCTATGCCGAGCCGTTGGCGCTCGACAACTCGACAAAGGTCAAGGACGTCATCAACCTGCCGGGCTACCAGGCCCATTGGCAGGTTTCGATGCGGCCGGACACCAATGCCAAGGGTCTATGGCGCACCACGGCTGGCGGGCATCTGCGCGCTGCGGCGGCCGGTCAGCCGATCACCGGATTCCGTGCCGGCATCCTGGCCGAGCCGGGTTTCACCGGCGCCCTGATCATCGACGATCCGCTGAAGCCCGACGACGCCTCGTCGGACACGATGCGGAAATTCATCAATGCGCGGTGGGAGAACACCTTCAAGTCGCGTCTCGCGCATGAGGATGTGCCTGTCATCGTCATCATGCAGCGTTTGCATGTCGACGACTTCGTTGCTCACCTGCTGGAGAAGAGCGGCGAGCATTGGCATATGCTCAAGCTGCCCGTGCTGATCGATGGTGAGGGCGAAGCGCCGGCCGGCGATGTGGAACTGATCCCCCATGGCCTGCCAAACGGACCGTTGTGGGAACAGAAGCATTCGCTGCCGCAGATCAAGGTGCTTCAAGCGGCACCGCACGTCTATGCCGGTCAATACGCCCAGGAGCCGACCGTCGAGGGCGGCAACCTGTTCAAGCCTGGGTTGCTGCCTCGATACGAGGAAGTGCCGAAACTGGTTTGGCGGGCGATTTACGCCGACACCGCGCAGAAGACGAAAGAGCGCAACGATTACACCGTGTTTGAGCACTGGGGACAGGGCGTCGACGGCAAGGCCTACTTGTTGGAGGTGGTGCGCGGCCGGTTCGAAGCGCCGGAACTCGAAAAGACGGCGAAAGCGCTCTGGACGAAGTGCCGCGGCAAGGAATGGCCGACCGAGCGGTACGGCTTCATGCGTAAGATGGTCATCGAGGACAAGGTGTCAGGCACGGGTCTGATCCAGTCGCTTGGCCGCGCCTCCATACCGGTGGTGGCGCTGCAGCGCGACAAGGATAAGTACACCCGTGCCCTCGACGTCGTGCCAGCGGCTGCGGCCGGCCTTGTGTGCCTGCCGAAGTCGGCG